TCGATTTTGTACTTACCTTGACCAGAAGTCGCTGGAGTTGATCCAAGCGTTCCTGCAGGCACTAGTCCAAAACCTTGTGTGTTTCTATTTGCCATAGTTGTTTCTCCTTATGTACCTGCCGTCGTTAAACGGCCTCCAGTACGGTTTATAAATTCAGTGATTGAAAAAATTATTTTTTCGTACCACCGAAGGTTACACGAGATTGCCTTTCAATATTGATAGGCATTCTACTATCCTGCTCCTTCATTAGATCGTTATCTACGGCGTCGCTTCGATCCTGATGACGATTAGTCATGTAATCTTGTCTTTGCTTCGCGATCTCTTCGGGTACCTTCGCAAGTAGAAGGCCACCGACCCCAATCACTCCCTTGTATTTTCCTTCTTCAAGGACTGGATAATCTGATGCATTCTCGACTTCTTCGGCACGAACTAATTCATAACCTTCTCTAATTCGTCCAGTTATGTTTTTCGTATCTTGAAATCCAGTGACTTCAGCTCTTATCCATCTATACCTGAATCCATCAGGTGCAGGGGGTGCATCTAGAGAAGATGGTGGAACCCACACTTTAGGTCTTTCAGACTTTGACCGTGTTTGGCTCGCACGAGAAGTGTTCTTATCTTTTTCCATGTTACGCTCCTTCCGTGTTTTTTAATTGTTTTGCGTATTCTTCGAGTGGCACACCTAATTTTTTCGCTATTGCGACCTGTGATGATGTGAGTCTCACAGTTTTGCGACCAGGCTTTACGCTTCTATTAGCTGAAGCCACTGTCTGAACAGGGGCGGTCGATTGCTTTTTATCAGTATTACCAAATTTATGCGGAAAGTCAACTCTAATACGTTTATCAACTTCTGCATAATACTCGTCAGAATTAGGATCATAACCTTCTTTTTCTGTTAGATCCTTGTGTATCTCAAAAGCGGTGTAAGTCATTGCTCTATCTGATCCAAACCAAGAATTCTTAGAAGCCCATTGTTCGGCTCTAGGATCTGGGTTAATTGGTTCATCCATAGCTGGTTGATTTATTTGACCACCTTGAGAAAGATTTACAGGTTTCTCTGCCTGTGGTTTTGCTTCTCTACCTTCTTTAGCTGCATCAAGCTTTGCATTCTCAAATGCGAGTGTTGCAATTCTTTTATTAGCTTCAACTTGAGCTTTCGCATCACCAGATTCAATAGCAGCTGCTAATTCTTTTTGTGCAGCCTCTAAACCTGATGATATTGTTGTCTCAAATTTTTTGATATAATCAGCATCAGTTTTTTCAAATCTTTTTTCTAATGCTAATCTTTTTTCTTCTACAGCTTTTGCATATTCAGTAGCAGCTTGTTCCCTTCTTTCTGCTTCTCGCATCTTACGAGTTAGTTTCGCAATACGAGCTTGTACACCTTTACTGTAGTCTTCTAATTTATCGTCGTCTTTTTTTTCGTCTAACTTTGTCTCTCGTTCGTTTTCAAATGTTTTGTCTATCTCTGTTTCTGTTTCTTGTTTCGGCGCTTCGGTTTCTACAACCGACTCGTCTTTTGCTTCTTCAATGTCAATAGTGGCATCGGGACCCGATGTGTCTATATCAACTGTTTTTTTATCTTCGTCTGGCATAGTTACTCCTTCCTATGTTTAGAACTCATGCAAGATGTCCTCTGGACTATCAATTGTTGCTAACACTTCATCGTCGTTTAGCAGACGCATTTCCCCACCATCTATTTTGATTCGGCTACCTGCATAACGTGCAAACATAACCCAATCTTTCTCCTTGCACCATGGACCTTCAGGATATCTCTCCTTATCCTTATAACATTGAGGACCCATGGCCATAACTAATCCTACTTGTGAAGCAACTTGTTGTCTCTCCAATGTAGTTTCAGCTAATACTAATCCACCTTTAGTAGTCTCTTTCATTTTAAAAGGTAAAACTAAAAGTCGCCAACCTGTTGGCTTTGGTAATTCTGGTTCTTTTTCTTTAGATTTTACACCAACAAGTTTATTGTTTGGTGTTAATATCGATGACTGTTCCTTTTTCATTTTGCTCCTTATCTTCTAGCAGGTTAGAGAGTTCCTGTTTCGTGGCTTCTAAGCCGTTAATTTGTCCTATTATATACTTGTAATTTTCCATAGTGTCAACACTTCCTGATGTAACAGTTATAGATAATGCTTGTAGTCTAGTATTTATAAACTTAAGCAGTCGATTTATTACGTTTTCTAATTGCATCTTTTCCTTTCTTTGCAATGGATGCAACTTGGCTTTTACCCATAACTTTAGCTCGTTGTTCCATTACTGTTAGTATTTGTATTTTACGTGCAAAAGGTTTATTTACACGTTTTACTTTTGCAACAGTTGCTCTCGCATCTGATGGTGTTGCAAATTTTATTTTAACTGTATCTCGAGGATTTTCATCCGTATACAATCTTCGTCCTGAACCTTTAGGCTTTTTTCCCGTTCCCTTTTTTGGATCCGCCATTGATAACTCCTTTTAATGTTTTAGCTTGTTTAGCATGTGTTTTAGATGCTTTTGTCAAACCTTTGATTACTTTTTTAATCTTTTGTTTTTTTAACATTTCCATCTCCTTCTAGCCTGACGAAGACGTGAGTTAGGATCCTTTGCTGCTTTAGGAAATTTTTTCATTTGTCCTAGTGATCTTGCGCAGTATGATTTTCTACGTTTAGCAGCTTTTGATCCAGGCTTCACTTTTCCTGTCACGGCTGTTTTTAATTTAGAACCGGGATTTGCTCTTCTATAGGCAGCGACACCGGCTCGTGTCATACCTGCTCCAGACTTCGTAGGTCTGAAATTTTTTTTATTTCTTGGTGGCATTTTATCTTGTCTTCTCATTATGCTGTTTTCCTTTTCTTTGCGAATGTTGCAGCTCTACTAGGTGTAGGACCTGTATTAGCTTTAGCTTGTTTTCTTTTTACGGCACCCGCACGCTGCCCTTTGGACATCGCTCTTGCTTTTGCAATCGGCACACATTTAGGGTAATTTTTTCTTTTCTCTCCACCGCTTCGTCCGCATTTAGGATACGAACCATCTTTCTTCTTATTGGCTATATCTACCCAATTCTGTTTGACCCATTCTCTGAGTCCTCCACCTTTTGAATAGTAGGTTCTCACTACGAATTCTTTCCGTAAGCTCTTCCTTTGCCTTTAATAGCTAACTTACATTTACTACCCATTTTAAATCCTGCTCTCCCACCTTTAGCTTTTTTTTCTGGTGGATTCATTATAACTATTTTATCCATTCCAAATTTGTTTGGATCGCTTATGTATTTGTCATCAATCATTATAATAAAATCGTCTTTTTTCTTTCCCGGCAGTTTTTGACCTGGTGTAGGCCCCTGTGTTGGTTTTGTTTTTTTTTGAATGTATTTAGATTCAGCCATTATACTTGTCCTCCTTTTAGATATCTCATTCTAGTCATGTCCATAACTCCACCACCCATAGCTTTTTTTCTATTCTTTTTACCACCTGGTGTAACTTTACCTGAACATACTGCTGATGCATACATATTAGCATACGCTGATGGATACACCTTAAATTTTCGCTTCGCTGCGGCCTTACCTCTTGGACATAGTTTTGCCATTATGCTTTTCTCGCTGTTTGTTTTGCTCTTTTAAAATTTGCTGCAGTTGGTGCACCTTTAGCACCTTTTTTTCTCATCTTTTCTCCACGTTTTCTTTTAGCATGTATGTTTGCGTATAAACCTTTACCAGCCATTATATTACCTTCTTTTTAGTTTTTCCGTTTTTCTTTTTAATAACACCTCTACCAATTAAAATATCTTTAAATGTAGTTTTGCCATCACCTGATAAATCAGGAAAACCGCCTTTAGCATTTATTCTTTTTTTAGGACCAAACGTTTCTTTAATTTTATCTACGTTTGTTTTTTTCTTAAATGGATTAGTTCCAGCTTTTAAACCAACTCTACCACCTGCGGCTAACTCTTTTCCTTTTTTAAATTTTTTCTTTGGCTTATCTTCTTTTATTAAACCTTTATATTTTACTTTAGGATTTTCTCCGGGTCTAATAGAATGAAAATCTTGACTTCTTTTAAATTGAAATGCTCTTCCTGTATCAACTAGTTTTTTTCTTTCCATTTGAGCTTCCTTCATCATCTCTTTACCTTTTTTCATTTTATCTTTTACTTTAGATACATCATCAATTCTTTTTGATGCTACATTTTGTTTAACTCTTTTTATACTTCCCGAAATATCTGTTGTTGGTTTAACTCCACCAATCGTAGCAACTCTACCACCATGTTGTGGTCCTTTAAATACTTTTGAAAATCCTTTAAAAAAAAATTTACTTGCCATTATTTTTTTCCTCCGTTTCTAAAAATCTGTGTACCCTTTATACCATAAATTGACGCCACGACAAGGATCCAAAGATTTGTGAACCATGACGGGAGCTGCGAGAACATATCGAAAAATAATTTTACTTTGTCCATAGCAGTTGGATCGTCCGATACGACTGCCCAGGCCAGCACCAACACGGGCAAACTGAGAATTATCAAAACTGCCTCGTCCTTCCAGTCTGATTGACGAGATTCTAACAATTTACCCTGGTAAGCTTCGTCACCTCGGGCCATTTTTTCAGCATGCATTAATTGTGCATCTGACATTGCCATTTTCGTTCTCTGCTTGTTAGCGTAAATCTTACTTCCAGCAGAAACGGCTAATTTAATTGCCGATAACCACATAATATTACACTACTATTGCTGTTTTTCTTTTTTCAGCTAGCATTCTTTTAGTGCCATTTACTTTAACCTCTTCAGGTTTAGCAATAAAGTTAAATGCTTTGTCAGCAGTTGTTTTAGATCTTGGATCTATCTCAACTTGCTGCTCTGGAACTGAACTAACTTTAATATTGTTAAGTTTTTGCATTTTTGCTCCTTTTTATTAATTATCGTCTACCATAACTTTTGCTTGTTGTACACCGCTCTTTGCAAGACTGACTCCAGCACGTAATTTTGCTAAATCTTCGTTCTGATCAAGCTTATCTTCGGCAATTTCTTGTGCTTGCATTAATTTTGCTCTGTTTAAGTCTTGATTTGCCTCGTCATTTTGTTTTTTACGCTCATTTTCCATCGCTCGAAGGTCAACTTCACGTGATTTTAATTTTAAAAGAGGGTCAGAATCAAATTGTGACGTAATTTGCTTCTCTTCCTTCATAAATTCCTCTGTCATCTCCGCAATTAAGATAGCTTTTCGTGCTTCAACCTGATTTGTTAGTGCTTGAAGCTGTTGTTGCATCCTTGGATCAGTGGCTACCATCTGTTGCATCAACATCATTTGCTGCATTTGCTCTCTAAACTCTAATTGTACCTGTTCTTGAGCCATTAGACTAATGTGTTCTAATATATTTTTCTGTATTGCAGCCATTACAGCAGGATTATTTCTAACAATGTTAGTTGACATAAAATTTAAGTGAGCTGTGATGTGTGCTCTATGGTCTTGACCAGGAAAAGCTTGAAAAGGTTTGCCAGCTAAAGCATTTATATGTTCCATACTTGGATCCATCGGTGCTACCGGTGCAGGTGGTGGTAATACTGCATCAATATTTTTTACACCAATTGCTTCATACATTGTTCTGTACACCTGATACATATTGTGTGCTTGTGGATTAGCACTAGCAATCTGTAATTGCGTCTGAGCTAAAGTAATTCTTTGACTCATTGAGAATATATTTGGATCTGCAACTGGTATGACATCAACTCTATCATCAAAGTCAGCTTGTTTTACATTTCTTGCACCACCTACAACATCGTATGGATATTCCGGTGGTAGATATTGTGACACAACTTTTGCAAGTAACTTAAATTCTTTTTTCATAGCTGCATAACATCTTTTGTGTATTGCAGACATTACACGGGAACCACGTTCTAATAATGCAATTGTTGTACCTACAGCCGCTTGTTGATTACCATCACCCACTTGCATGTCAGCAATAGCCGCGAATCTTTGACCTGCTTGGACAACAATGCCTAATAAATTTAATAATGTTTGAGATGGCTCTTTGTATGGTAGTGGAAAGAATGCATCACGTAATGATCCACCTGGTGCATCTACATCTTTAAATTCACCTGGTTGTATTGGAGCTGCTTCATCTCTAACTCTTACACCTCGTTGTTTAAATCCTGCTGGTAAGTTTGATAGGGTACCTGCGTCTAATAATTGACGGAGAGCCGCCGTTGCCGTACGACTCAATCCGCCAATCATATGAATGAGTCCAAAGCCATAAAATCCAAGTCCTGGCAGAAATTTAAAGTGGACAAAATATTGGATTTTATTTTTCTTTAGATCATTGGGCGCGAAGTTCCTTCTAATAGAAAGAACTTTCCTATTACCTTCTTCAACTGTTACGATGTAAGGCAATTTTATTCCAGTCGGTTGTCCATCTTCACCGACTTCTTCAAAACCTTCTAAGTCTAAATTAACATGACATTCTAACAAAGTATAAACGGGTTCGTTTTTCCCAGTTTTTTTACTACCTTCAAGGTCACGTTCTTTTTTTGCAAGTTCATTATTTGTATCTGTGCCTGGTGGGCCTAACTCTACATCTCTATAAAAACCATTGACTTGTTGTTTTCTTAATTCGTTTTCAGATATTTTAATGGTATGAATAATCGCTTCCGCATCGTCTAATGAGGTAGCCGTGTACGGAACGATTAATTCATCCGCAGGAACAAACTTAGATACAGCTCGTCCCATATTTACATCATAGTAAACTTTTTTAAATGTTGATCCAGCTAGTGGTAAATGAAATAACATAGAATCAAACTCTGCTTCGTACTCTTTCATTTGATCCATAATTAAATAATTCATAAAATCTTTAACACGTGTTGCCTGTTGTTCTGTTGCAGGATTTTTTGTGCCAATGATTTGTGTTCTGACTGGTCCATCACTTGGTAATAATTCTTTGTAAGCTTGAGCTTGAAACTGTGTAACAGCTTCTGCCATTACAGGGTGAGTTGCACCTGAAGCTCCTTGAAATGGTTCTGTTCTATTTTCATATTTAAATCCTAAAAGATCTAAACCTTGTATATAAGATTGTTCCCATTCTTTTCTTGAACCTTTGTAGTCCATGTAATTTTGAGTCATCTCGTTTCCGATTGGCTCTAAAACTTCATCGGGTAAAAGTTCTGCTAGGTTGTCAAAGTGTGATTCTGTTCCTGGTACGTTGATTGCACCTGGTTCGTAATCTAAAGTTACGCCACCATCTTCCTCTGGGATGACCTCGATCGGTCCTTTTTCTTCTACTGGTTCCTGAACGGCAACTTCTTGGATCTCCTCTTCCGAAGGAATCTCAAGTTTGTTTCTAGTGTTCGGGAGTCCTTTGTCTATTTCTGCCATTTAATACTCCTATAAGTTTCTAACACGTTTTAATAGACCTGGCAACCCTTGTGAGTTTGGTCCTGATTCTGGTGGTCTACCTGATGAATCGCCTGCCTCTTTTGCTATACCACCACCTGCTAAATTAGCAACTCCACCCGCATCTGCTATTCTTTGTAATGCATCTTGTTCTTGAAAGGCTGTTCTTAACTGATCTAATCCTGTCAAAGTCGATGTGACTGCAGGAGTAATTCTTGTTGTTGTCTTTTGATTGACAATATCCTGTGGATTAAATCCTCTATCTTCTATCATGTTAATTAATTGTTGATCCGAATATTGAGGATACAGTGAAGCCATTTGCTCCATTCTTTCTCTTTGTCTCTGTGCATCAGCCGTTGCACTTTGTGGAATCATCATTCTTCTACCACGTTCCGCCATCGCAAACTCTTCACCTTTAGCCATCTCTTTTGCAATCTCTGCCTCTTTATCAATTTGTATTTTAGGGCCAAATACATACTTGTTTATATAAGAATCAGCGAACGCTTGTTTAAAAGGAACTCCTTCTGATAAAGTTGTGTTTAATGCTATGCCACCTTCTAATGCAAACTCAGCTGCAATAGCTAATGGACCTAAAGAATTTTTTACAAATCTACCTGCCGTAGCAGCTTTTGCCGCAAAATTTTTTAATGCACTAGCAGCTTGTTGATCCCCTTGTGCTGCTTTTACAGACAACTCATTTAAAGACGCTTGATATGCTCTTGGATCATTACAGTTTACACCAGTTGCAAGTTTACATTTAATTAATGGATTATTTTCTTTCATGTAAGCAGAAAGACCTTTTACCTGTTGAGATTGTCCTTTTGTATAATCAAATAAATTTTGTTTTATAGTATCTATATCAGCTTGAACTTGTGCTTTTGTTTTTGTGGCTGATTGCATTGCGGTTTTTTTCAAATCTTTAACAAGAGCTTTGTCTTGCTTGTCTATATCAGCTAGCTTTACATCTTCTCCTAATACTTGTCCAGGGTCAAATTCTTGACCAGGATCACTAAAATTAATTACAAATTTTTTACCTGTATTTGGATCTATAGCTTCAAATTTTTTATAACCCTTAGAAACTGCTGCTAGATCAGTTCCTTGTTGGTTTAAGATATCCATCTTTTGTTTATAACCAGCAGGTTTATTTTTATATAAATTTGTTAATTGTTTATTTATAGTTCTCATTTCTGTATCTATTTCTTTTAACACCTCTTGGTTTATTTCTTGAGCTGCATAACCAATATTACTCGTTCTAACATCTTGTGTTAACTTATCTCCTAAGTGACTTTTTTGTAATCTAACAACCTCATCATCTCCAGCTTCTGCAAAATATTTTCCACTAGTCATTGGTGCAGAAAGCACTCGTTCAAAATATCTATCACTAAATTTTTTAAGAGCTTTCTTTTCAGCTTCTCTAATAGCTTTAGTATATTCATCTGGATCTTTTACTGGAATATATTTTCTTTGATTTAAATTAGTTATGTATCTATCTAAAGTTGCTCTATTAATATCATATCGTTCTGCAATATTTGGTATCATTCCTTTTTTAGGATTTTTAATTTTTCTATAATCATTTAAAGCTTTTTCTATACTCGGACTTTCTAAATTATATATTTCTAAATCTTTTGCATACTCTCTAATCTCTGTTGCTAAAGTTTTAGTAAATACGTTGTCTGTCCCTTTTTGAACTGTAGAACCAGATATAGTTTTACTACCTGGTTTTACAAAAAATTTTTTCTGATATTTTTTTACAATATTATCAATGTTACCATATCCTTTTTTCTCTAATCCAGAAACCTCCTCAAAAGCTTTCTCTAGTTGATTCATAAACTTTTCATCTTTTAATAGATTACCTGCACCTCTTTCTTTTTGTAACTGAATTACACTTTTACCTTTTGGAATCTGTAAAGCTTTATCTAAATCAGCTCTTGCGCCTTTAATTGTAGAACTTGTTTTAGTAAATTTTCTTCCCCCTTCACCTCTTCTTGTGTATCCTCCACGATAACTAACAGAACCTGTTTTAAGATTTGTAGTTCTGTATATTCCGCTGTGATTTGGATTACCTGTTTCATTTACTAAATGAACTGTTTCTCTCCCTGACTTGTCTGCATACCCCTGCCTCGTGCCACCAAAACCTGGTTGCACCAACATACCACCACCGGCTTTTTCTGTTCTTGGGTTAGCTCTCATAAATCTATTGATAGCTTCTATCTCTTCAACGTTTTGTGTTTTTGGTGGGATAGGTGCTTGACTTGCCGGAAAGACATCGGGAAGATCTGGATTTTGTTTTTTCGCCCGAGTCAGATACTTCATCATCTGTGCGTATTTAAACGGGTTCATTACTCTCCTAACATTCTAGCGATACCACCTGATGCATAGTCATCGTAATCACTGCCATCGTAATCACCTTGTCTTCGAATAACTGCATCTGATTGAGCTTCAGGGTCTGTTGTTATTCTTTTAGCTCTGTCTTTTCTTTTTTTAGATTCTACAAATTCTTTTAATGTTTGTTTTTGACCTGTTGCATATTCTTTTAGTTTAGATACATCTGAATCAAGATCACTAATACTTGTGCCACCAACTTCATCGATATCTATATCATAATCATCAGGACTTGTTTGTCTACTGACAGGACCTGACTCTGCTGTGGAAAACTCTGCTGCTGGTCTTGGATCACCTTCATCAGGTAATGGTTTTTTATATTCCATCTGTACTGTATCTTCAAAAACATTTGCATCACTTTCATACTCAACTCTTACAGCACCATTGTCCACGTCTTCTGTAACTCGGACCACGGAACCATCATCAAGTGTTTTCTGGTGAATAGATTGTCTCTCTGCTGTTGCAAATCTTTTTGTAACATCATCACCCTCGATGATGACTTTATTGACTAATGCATCAAACCATTCTGGTTTGCCAGGTACATTATCTGTTTTAATCACCGGAACTTTAGTTACTGTTTTACCAACCTTCATTGGTTTTAAAATTTTACCAACAATAGGTATTGACGCAAGTCCACCTAATAATTTTAAGAAAGTTCTTCTGGTCATGCCATCTTTGAAACCGATACGTCCGCCGTCCGCATTTAATTTTCTATCCTCTATCAGAGCTCTTTGTATTCTCGCTAAGGCCTCGTCATACTCCTTATCTCCAGGTTCTGGAAATTTAAAAGGTGGATTTTTTTTAAATTCTTTTCGAGTTTCTTCTAAAAATTTTTTATTTTTCATCATTTGTATTTTATTTTCTATTTCATCCGCTTTGATAAATTTTCTTTTATCTGTAAATTCCTTAACAGAAAATGGTTTTTCTTTTCCAACACCTTTTAAAAAATCTAAAAATCTTTTACCAAGTCCTGTTTTAAATCCTGCACGTCCACCCTGTGCCATGTCTTCTAGATCATCTTTCATTTTATCTTTAAATCTTTTGGCGGACTCTTTGTTTTCCCTGCTTATTCTTTCAGCGATCTCTGCTTCTGTTTCAGCCTGCTTGCCTCCCATGATCTTAGAACCCTTTGGTATCTCTTTACCCTCCATGTCAAATACTTTTGCAGAATCTATAGATTTGATTCCTTGTTGCACGTTTCTCGGTGCCTCTATCTGATTGATGGCATTCTCTACCTGGTTAGCATTTTTAAATGCGTTTGGCTCAAAACCATTACGCATCAGTCTTTCTGCGGTCATGGCCACATTAAAATCAACTAGATCTTTTTTAGGTAGGGTTTGCATGACTCCGGTCTGATCCTTCATCATTGTTCGTAATACCCATTGATAAATCGCCTTCATTAATAATACTTCCTTTTACGTTGCTCGACCTTCTCGTCGATATAATCTTCAGGGTGTCCGATCAGA